CAGTCCTTAACAGAACCGTGAGAAAGAGCACTTGAGATATCCTGTTCGCGCTCTTCTAATTTTTTATACAAATATTTAGCTAAGTCAACAAGATCCATTACATAAACCAACCATAAATTTTCACCGTTTCTTCTTTACGGTGCTTCAAACCATTGTACCCACCATTCACTCTTTTTGTGATAGTCTTTATAATATCGTCATTGACACCTTCGTCACAGATCTCCCACAATTTATTTCTGTGAAAGAACCATATGGCTGATTCCATAGGATATTTTGTGGCAACCAAGTCAGGATCTTTCATAATTTCTGGTAGATCCATGTCCGCTGCAAACTGAGAATAGTTATTTTTGCCAGTGCACTGGAGAAAACCTCTGCCCCGGTATAACCATCCTTGTCCCTCATTTCCCATCCTGTCACCGTATACACGGTCTGCTAATGCCTGTGGGTTTCTAGCACAGCTTTCAGCATCACTCTCTGTCTTAAAATATTTGCCAAACACTGCTAGTACAGATTCCTTGCTGTAGTTCAAATTTTCTTCTGTGTATCTGAACGTACCGCTCTCATGGACAAGCTGCCCAAGAAAATGCGCTCCACGCTCTGGATTCAAAGCATAGTGGTCGCAAATCTTCTTTGCAGTTTTGGGGCCAAACGCACCGTCAGGTGTAGCTCCAATTTTTTCTTGTAGTATTTTAAACGCTTCACTCATTACTTCTTACCCTTCAAAACTTTCTTTAGTTTTCTAGCTTGATTAGCATGAGTCTTTGAGGCTTTGCTCAAACCCTTTATAACTTTCTTTACAGTAGCTTTTTTTCTTTTATTCATCATTTTATTTTCGCTTTCATAAATAAAACCAAGCCGTACACAGTAAGTGCAAAAACAGTAGCAACCCCTACGTCCAATAAATGCTCCCGCATATGATATATGAACTCAATCCCCGCTTGAACATCCCCTTGACTGGACATTGAAGTGATCTCAACGTTTTTTGTACCAGTAAAGTTTTCAATAGTTTGTTCCATAACTACCTCTTAAAAAACTTCTGTACGCCTCTGACACCAAACGATGCAGAGATTGCTATACCTAAACTGTAAAAATACCAGTCTGGCGCTTTGGAAAGCTGTGCAAAACCTTTATCTACCCACCCTTCTGTGCCTGGAATAAACGCCAAAACAAGTGGAATTGACAGGACAATTACAAACCATTCGTCTTTCCAACTCGATTGAGAACCCTGTGCCATAATACGTTCCCAATCAGCAACCGAAGTCTCTTTACTGAGCATGATCTTTGCTTTGGCTTCGGCCTCTGTAAGTTTTAACTTTGCACTTGCAGCCTGTGCTTGAGACTTTGCATCAAGCCAACTTCCCGCTAAGTTAGCTATCGGTCCAATTATAGATTGTAACATTAGTTTTCCTCCATCTGTATACTGGTTCTTTTGCTATCAGCCTTTGCACTGTAAGCATTAAAACCCATGAAAGCTGCAACCACCCCAGAGGCAGCTATGACATATACACTCGCTATATCTGTTATTAAACTTGCCGCCTTGTCAAATCCAAGCACCGAAGCAAGCAAAATAATAAATGGATAAATTAGCATTCCCGCTAGAGCAAATCCCGTGAAACGCCTTTCGGCATTACGTTTTAAATCCCGATCAACCATTTCAAGCCTGCGGTCTTCCAGAGCGATCTTGTTCCACTCTGATTTTTCTATGACACCATTATTATTTAAATCGGCTTTCTCAAATTCTGTCATTTCTTTGACCTCGCATATGCAACGGCAATTCTTTTCTCACGGGTAATTATAACAACAAATCCTTGTTTGTCATATATTATGTATTTGTTGCCAAATTCTCTAAGTGTCACAACTCTATTTGAATACAAACTATTTTTGATTTATCGTTCGTTACAAGAACTTTAGCCTCATCTTTTGCTAATTCGCAAAGTTCTTTTTTAGTGTAGCTGCCAATATGATAGTGTTGAAACTCATTACCGTTAGCTGCGCCAGTTGTTAGTTGAACCCAAAGTAGAACCCACATTTAAATACTCGCAACTAACATATAAACAAATGGAAATGCTGCTACAAACATCAAAAATAAAATACCTAATACTAATTTCATCACCACCTACCTTGCCACTTTCCTAAAAAATAAAACGCAATAAACAAAATGCCGCCACTCAAAACAAAAATAACTGAACCAATTGCAAAGTTAATCATGGCATCTATCTGTTCTTGTTTTTTGTATAGCTCTTGTTTTCTTTTTCGACGCATATCTGCTTCTATTTGCAGGACTTCTTTCCAAGCTGACGGTCCGTATGTCCAAGAGATATGATCTTTAATTTCATTTCTCATTTGTTCCATTTTCTTTTTATGCGCAAAAATTTCTAATGCTGTTTCTTCATCAGATCCTTTAAATGTTTTCTTCCAAAACGGGGGGTTTTTCTCACGCTCTTCAATGTTTGTAAAATCAGAGAAAGCTTTGCCCCATTGCGAAAGCTGCCCCGTCATTTCTTGAAAATCTTTCCCTGCTCCAATTGCTGCTTTGAGCGCCTTAAAGCTGCCTGTCGCTAGGGCAACGCAAGATACGGGATCCATTTAGGCACCTCGTTGCATCTTCTGACGCTGTACATCGATACGTTCACGGTTAGTGTCATTACGCTGATCAGCTATGTCTTCCATGCTTTCAATCCGGGCCGCGTCTGTTGCTGCGCGTTGCTGCATTTTCTGCATCTCTAAATCAATCTGAGCCGCGTCATCGAGTGCTTTACGCTGCATGTCTTGTTGTTTTACACCAAGTTCTTGCATACGGATCTGTACAAGCGGATCCTTCATTGGATCCTCTCCCTGTGGCGTAATCTTTGGCATAAGCTCGTTCATCAACTGCATCTCCTGTAGAGCTACTGCTTTTTCTAGCTCCTCTGGATTCTGCATTTGTTGTTGAACTTCCATGATTTGCTGCTGCGCAGCTTGTGGATCTAAAGCACCAGACTGTGCCATAAGTTGCACTTGAGAGATAAGCCCCTGTATCTGAGTTACAACCATCTCACGAGCTTTCTTGGATATGTGTTCTTGAATATGTCCCATCAATGTACCCATAACCTGTGGAGAGGTCATAACAATAGGTGTCTTCATAAACATAACATGTAATTCGATATGTGCGTCATGGTCCTGACCATCAAACGCCATCAACAACTCTCCAGTCAACGCACGAGCATTTTCAATAAGAGGATCTAATGGCTGTGGTTGTGGTGGTGGAGGCAATATCTCATCAATGTTCTGGACCTCCAGAGCCTGATACATACGACGAAACGCTGCGTGTAGATTGTGCACTTGTGGATTGGATTGTGCAAGTTGTAGCTGCGTCTGTGCCAACGTGACTCGCTGCGCCATCGAAAATATATTCGGATCACTAACGGGAACTACATCTACACGACCATCAAAGTCAGAGGCCATGACTCTACGGTCCCCTCCTGCCACGTCGTATGGATATTCCTGTGGTAGATTATCTCTAAATATCCTAGCCAGAATACGGAACTCTTTCTTCTGAGAATAATGCAGTCGCTTATGAATCGCAGACATAACTTTCATACCGCGTTCCAACAGGGCCACTGTAGTGCCCACAGGAGCCTCCTGATTCATGTTTGACGTTTGTTGATCTGCTAGTGCTACAAACCGTCTTCCGTTATCTATAAGAGATCCTAGAAGCTGTGCGAGGGTTCCTGATGGCTCTTTGTACGGAAGCGGTATAATCGCGTCCCTTATGTTGCCCCCAGGTGCATCAATGTCCCGCCACTCACCCGGCTGTAACGGCTCATCGTCATTGCGAACCCTTACGCCTCTGGCCTTGAATCCTGCCGGGAGGTTGGCAAGTGTACCCGCATCGATCAACTGTCGAAGGATACTCGTTGCCGCACGACCAAGACCACCAATCATGTGAATCAGACCAAAGCCGTAAAAGCCTAGACCTGGCATAAACTTGTAGTGAACAAAGTATTGTTGCTTTCTCGCTAAGTCTGCCCCCTCTTCAAAGTTACGACGAACACCAAGAACCCTCCCTGATCCCTCGTCAATCGTAACAATGTATGGCAGAGCTATCCCTGTTGGTTCCCCATCTGGAGCTATGTCCTCAAAGCCCTCAAGATCTAGATCTACGTGCATCTCCAATATAGTAAACACATCATCTGAGTAGCCTTTGGAAGTACCCTGTATTTCGTCTATCTTCTGTCGTACTTCGTTTTCATCATCATCGTTTTTAGTTAACTCTACATCCCTGTAGAATCCTGCAATCTGCATCTTACGAACTTCATTTGCATCCATACGAAGCACATGTGTAACTCGTGCAGCCGTTTGTAAATCAGAAGCTGCATAAGAAACCACAAGATCTTGTGAAGGAACAAACTTTGAAACAGGTCTTTGTTTCGCTTCGTCGAAATATACCTTCTTAAAACAAGATCCTGACAACGGTAAATAGAACAACAACTGATCCATGTCAGGATCAAACTCTTCCATGACTTCTGTAATCTGGTAGTTCATAAAATCTTTTACACGAGAAGCCTGTTCCTCACGGGCTGCATCCTGCAAACCAAGAACCTGTACCTGAACAGGGCCACCCGCAGGCAACATCTCTTTGTATGCTTGTGCCTGAAACTGGGTTACGCTTTCTGATATTAACGGGTGCGTTACCCCAGAAGCCCCTTCAAACGGTTGACTACGCTCTTCATACTTGACACCAAGTTGGTCCAGACCTTTTGTATAAGTCTCTTCCCACTCAGAACGGGACTCCAGATCATCTTCATAAGACGCCCGAAGATCCGACGAGATTTCTCCAAGATACGCTTCATCTAAAAACTCCGCTAAATTATCTGTGTGACTGGGTTCAGCTATAGCAGCTTCTTCCGCTGCGATTATATCCGCCAAGCTTTGCACTATCGCTCCGCCCTGTCCATCGCTTATAACTTCCGCCCCACCAGTAAAGTCTTGAGGCTGTGGCACAGATACATCAACAGACGTTTCGTCCGCTATCATATCTTCGGGTCTGATCCCTGAATCTACGAGTGGTGGTAATGCCATCAGTAATACTCCCTTCTAGGACGATATTCTTCTATTTCTTCGTTCTCACCGTGTAGGGAAATAAAACCACCCTGACGAAAACGCATTAATGCTAGTGTCATGCTATCACAAAAGTCATCATGATCGCCATTAGGAAATGACACTACCTCTTCAATTACTTCATCTGCAAACTTTTTATCGTTTGGTGCCCATACTACACCTGCTTCAAACAATGGCGCAACCATGTGCATTCTAGTTATTTTATCTTTTCCTTTGCCTGGAGAGAAGCCCAAAGCAGGTATTCCACGTAAACGTAACTCGTCAATCAGTGGTGTACCCGTCGCTTTTGCCTCTACAATCACCATATCAGGTTCCCAATATTCGTGTTCTTCGTGAGCAATCTCCTTTAATTCAGGAAAATTCCACCTCCCACGCCGCGCATCCATCAAAATCAGGTTATCTACCCCACCTTCTTCTGGTTCAAACACGCCCCATGTTGTAATCGCGCTGTAATCTGCGGATTCTTTCTTGGAAAACGCCGTGTCATACGACTGAATGATGTATTTTATAGGCGGAATCTCTTCTTTCTCCCACGGTTGCCACCATTCCCGCTTGATAATCGCTGCATCTGAAGCTGTCGGCGTTTGTTGCCACTGTGCATTCCATTTTTGCACAGGAAGAGAGGCTTTTATCCCCAGTAACGCCTCTTTTTCCCAAAATTCAGGCCACAATGGTTCATCTGAGGGCATAATTGCAGGAAATTCTACCACTTCCCACTGGTCTGCCATGACATCACCGCCCTGTGCAGCCATCAAACGGCCTGTCAAGTCCTTTTTCCCCCATCTTGTCATAACAATTATGATCGCACCACCCGGTTGGAGACGCTGACGGGGACCAGACGTGTACCATTCATACGCATTATCGAACGCACTGTCGCTCATGGCGTCTTGTTCCGAGTGAGGGTCGTCAATAACAAACAAATCCGCACCACGACCAGTCACCGCAGCACCTACACCCGCAGCAAAATACTCGCCACCCTTGTCCGTTTGCCACTTTCCTGCCCCTTTGTTGTCTTCTTTGAGGTTCGTATCAGGAAAAATCTCTTTATATGAGGGATCATCGATCAAATCTCGCACTTTTCTACCAAATCTAACCGCCAACTCCGTGTTATGAGTGGCTTGAATGATCTTCAACTTAGGATTCTTGCCCAAGAACCACGCAGGCATTAGAAAACTAGCAAACTCAGACTTAGAATGACGCGGTGGCATGTTGATAATCAACCGTTTTAATTTACCCTGCGCCACCTGTTCGAGCTTTTCCGCTATAACCCGGTGATGTCTACCCTCAATAAAGTTATCATAAACGTGATGCGCAAAGGGCATGAAATATTCTTGCGCTTTTTCCCTTAAATCTAATCTTTTCTTAGCCTCAGTCAGTGCTAAGATTTCTTTTAACGCTTCTTCAGGAAGTGTTTGTAGATTCATGAGCCATCCATCAAGTTTTCAGAAGGTAATTTCTCGTCTCCCGTGCCTTGAATCTCGGCTAATCTTCTCAAATACTCAAGTTCTGCATTCGGAGCAATGTATCCATACCCATATTGAGGACTCGCCGTAGGTGCCAAGTAAGACATTGGATCTGAAAATACTGGACCCGCAGGAACTGTTTGATCCACTCCCGGTTGTGGCACGTAAAAGGAATATTGACCAGTTTGTTGTGGCTGATAATACGGCGCAACCGTAGGTCTCGCCCCAGATAATCCCGCTATTCCAGACGTGTACCCCGGATCTTGTTCTCCAACAGGCGGTTCTTCGTCATCGTCATCATCTCCACCGCCTGGTGTAAACGATGTTTCAGGAACAAAAACAGTATCGATTGGAGGAATTGTTACGTCTGGAGGATCTATTACATCTGAGTCTTCAAACTTATATTCTGGTTCTTCAACTGTAGTAACAGTGGTTACTTTATTGTCCGTGGTGGTAGTGTTATCAGTGGTTACTTTATTGTCCGTTGTCTGTGTAGTCGTTCCGTTTGTGTCCGCGCTAATGTTAACTGTTGAGTTCCCATTCGTTACAGAAGTTGAATCTCCCACCGACACATTCGTAATCGTATTTTCTCCAGTGACGTTGTTTGTTGTGCTAACTGTCGCGTTTCCATTTGCATCTGTCACAGTGGTAATTGTAAGATCCCCACTAGTGCTAACGCTTGAATCTCCAACAAGTGTTAAGTTTCCAGTGGGTGTGCCATCACCAGTGGCACCACCTTGTATTACCCCTGTAATCCCTGTTCCCGAAACATCAACACCAGAAACATCATCTGTACCTGTAGCAGCAAATACAGGTTGTCCATTATTATCTACAACCGTTAAATTGGAGTTGTTAACTCGATCACTTAACTCAGCATACACCTCACCAGGCAAAAATCCTGTCCCTGGTCCTGCTACTATTCCATTTTGTCGTGCAACATCTAGAAGTTCTTGTTGTGTGTAACCATCTGGATTACTTACTAAATCCACAGCAGATTGTGTAACCGTTCCAAAATTTAAATGAGCAACCGCATCGTCGTTCATTAAAGCCTTGGGTATTCCAGTTCCAGTTCCAACAGCCGTTAAATCAGCCTTACTTGTTGGAATAGTATCTTGGTCAATAACTATATTTAAATCTCCAATTAAACTTTCATCAAAGACCACCACGCTGTTTGGGTCGCCCGACTGACCTGCGCCCGTATCCGCAACCCCTAGAACCCCTGTAAATCCTGCATCCGTAAGAATACTTTTTAAGTTTTGTGTGTCTCCGTCCTGTTCACTTTCAAGAACCAACCCTTGATCATCTGTAGCTAAAGGGTTCTTAATGTTTTCTGAAATCAAGTTTACATTCTGGAACACGTCTGTTGGGTTTGTCGTGTCTATAACTCTGGTAACAGTCCTATCTGCTACACTTTCTCCTGCAAAAGAAGACCTACGAACATACGAAACTGTTATATTTCCTGTCCCACCATTCCATTCAACATTGAGGTTGTTACCCTCACTGTCCGTTCTTGAAGACAAGGAGTTAACCAATCCGTTGACTTGATTCAACGTTAGCTCTTTGTTGTTTTTTGCATCCAACATGTTCGACGTATCGATCTCAGCACTCATCAAGCTGCCTTCACCACCAACATAGTCAGAAGGATAGGTTGTATCCAACGACCCGTAGAAACCAGGACCAAATGCTCCCATATTAGAATAATAATTATCGCCTTTCGTAGGATCAAACTGTGTAAATGGCTCACCTTTCGTAGCGTGGTAAACCGTTGTGAGTTCAGAGGTATCCGCATCGTCACCACCATTAAGTAAACTTTCTCCCCCACCTATAGTGGCATCAGAAACATCATCTGTTCCTTCTCCCTCTCCTGTTCCAAAAACAACTTGACCATCTTTGTAAACGGTTCCGTTTATATTTCCATCAGCAAGAACTCCGTTAGATGGATCTCCAAGATACGATATATTGTTCCTTCGATAAACAGTGTTAGGGTCATAAGCCGAACTTATATCATCTGTGGCTGTGGCTTTTAAAACTTCTGTGTCATCTACATCTACATCTACGTCGTCGTCTATATCTACGTCGTCATCACCATTAAGTAAACTTTCCCCTCCACCTACAGTAACCTCAGAACCAGGAGTTAACGTACTAACATTAACGGTGTTTGAGTTGTTTGTATTCGTACTGTCCACAAACACACTGGTGTCAGCCCCCACACTAACAACGTTAACATTTCCATTTGAAACATTCGTAGTTTTTGAAGTGTTCGTGTTTTTATTCGTAACCGTAACCGAAGTGTTTCCGTTCGCATCCACCGCTGTATCCACGAGATAAACAACACCGTTACTGTCCGTAACCTCGTTGCTTTCAATCGTATTCAATCCTTGTGCAGAAATTAAGTCTGGCCCCTCGTTTGGATTGTTTTCTTGTCCTTGTCCCGCCTGAGCAGTACCTGTGTTATCACTAGATAGATTTGAAACTAAAGAACTTACCGTAACCGCTGTAGCTGCACCAGTTCCTCCAACCGCCTCGTTTATAGCGGCTGTTATAATACCATCCAAATACCCTCGGTCATACTTAGATAAATCAAGACCCGCTGCTTCAAGCTGTCTTATAACTGCTGCATTTACACCAACTTGCTCTCCTGCTCCAGAAAGACCTTCTGAACCCACAACTGTTGTGCCTTTTAAAACAGATCCTATAACCCCAGGTAAAATTTTAGCTAAAGGTGTAAATCCTCCTGCTGTTAAAGCTGTCACAGTATCCACTATACCTCCAACGGGTCCAGAGGTGTAAAAGGCTTGTGTGGAAGAAGTGTTTAGCGCATTTTGAAATTGTTCGTCAGTGAGATGATCTAAAGCCCCTGCTTCTCGTAATGCAGTCAACTCAGATGTGACATCATTTGCAGCAGCCTGCCCTGCTTCCGCAGTTCCTTGTTGCAAGGTTAAAGCTCCCCCTGCTACAGGTCCAAGTGTTACAACCGTTGCTATATCTAAACCAAGACCTAACAATTCTTGCGCAGCTAAACTCGCCATCCATAAACCAGGGCTTATGGGATCACCTGCTATGTTATACCCTTCATTGTTTGGATCAGGCATTCCCGCAATAACAGCGGCTCGATATTCTGGATCCATACTTTCAATTATGCCTGCTTCTGCATTGTTTAATATGTCAATCGCACCTTGAACAGAATCTCTAGCAACCGTAATGTTAGGATCTGTTGATATAGTTATTGGTATGGTTTCCCCTGTTTCATTGCTAATAGTGGGATCAAGAAGAAAAGCTATTGGAACACCTAGTTCAGCCGCTCGAGTCTCAAGAGCCAATCTGTCTAAACCACTCAAGTCTTCTAAGGCTGCTAAGTTGTCAGCATACTCAGGGTTTATAACTGCCTCAGAACCGCCAATGATATTTGCTCTCGATAACACATTTAAAACATCATCGACCATGTTTGCAGTGCCCTCTACCCTAAGAGCACCCTCTTCAGCACCGCCTGCTAAAACATCCTTAAAAAGACCGTCTGCTATCGTTCCCGCAGAAAGACCAGAAGTATCACCCGGTGGATCTTCGCTCCCTGTATACTTAGCTACTTCGTCCGCTAGTCCATCTTCTGTAAAACCTGCTATCGATATCTCAACAGGTCCATACAGAGCCTCCTCGTCTACATCATCCAAAGCCGAAGCAGCAAGATCACTGATCTCTTGTGAGGTCAAAGCACCAGTGGCTACCTGCTCCGAGAAATCATCATCATCATCCATTCGATTGATAACGTCATCTGTGTATATGTTACTAGGACGTGTGAACTGATCGTCTTCCATAAACCTATTCACAGCATTGAATGTGTCTGCTGTAGGTGTAAACCCTTCAACCGTGCCTGTCTCTTCAGCAAGTAAATCCAAACCAGACAGGTCATCCATTCCCGCCTGCTGAACAAGATCAGCAGGAGTTCCCTCCAATGGTTCAACTGAAACTTCTGGAAGATCCAAGTCCCCAGGTTGAGCGATGTCAGATGGTGTCTCTACAACAGGCTCTGGTGGAGTATACGTCCCAGTAGCAGCATCATAGCCCAATGAATCTACGTCCGTGTCCTTGAATATATCTTTGATACTACCCGTGTAATCTGAAGACCCACCCGCCGCAGCGACCTCGTTAGGAAAATTGTTCTCAACGAAAGTTGATACATTTCCCCCGAATGTCGGTCCTTTGTTATCGTCCTTCGGATCAATACTGTAATCTCGACCCGTTGCATTTGTGCCCTCTATCTGCTTAACAGCATACCAGTTTCCATTCTCGTCCTGTTTCACGGTCCCAGGTGCGTTGCCCCCACCACCAAAGATCTGGTTATGTATCTCAATGGCACTCGGTCCGTCGTCCGACTGCCTTTCTAAATACCTATGGTAATCAAGATCCGACTGCTCCCTCAAAAGAGTCGCAGCAGCGTTCTCCGCTTCCTGTATCCTCTCTCGATCATCCCCGTCAAAGTTGTCATCCCCAGGCATCTTCAAACCTAATGTCTCAGCAATAGGAGTACCGTTTTCCTCAAACTCCTGCTGCGCCAGTAAAAGGTTCGTGTTCCGAGTAGCAAAGCCTTTTAACTCATTAACCTCAGAAGCAGACATACTACTTTGAGTAGGATCTAAAGAAATATACGTGCCACCTCTGATAATCCCTTTTCCATCAGGTGCCAAAACAGGAGAACTACCCTGCCCGTAGTCTGCTAAATCACTCAGATCTAACTCGCCACCCGCAAGATCAACCGTCGCATTCGCCTGATCGTCAATATACGTGTCTATCAAGTTAACAACATCAAGAGTGCCCCCCGCATCTATGTTCTCTTGAACCAAACCCTGAATAATATCGTTAGTGTCTTCACCAGTAAAACGATCCACCTCCGCTAATCCCGCCGCCGCGTCATTTATCGCCGCCATCTCATTTAACGTAGCTTCCGCCTCCGCCGAAGTAGTAGTGACCCCAGTGCTTTCCAAAATAGTATCGTCCGCCATCACATCCAATAATGTAATAAGCTCCTTGCCCTCCGCTGCCCTCTCAGCGTTTAATGCCGCTAACTCAGAAAGCTGCTCGTCCGATACGAGATTGGTGAAATCTAAAAAGCTCATGGCCCATGCTCCGTTGTTACAACGCTACTTTACAATAAACCCAAATGAAAATACACCCGGAATTTTTTTCAGTGAGTTTGTGCCTTCTTCGCCCGTCTCGTCCGCTTGAAACTACGGTTCTTACTCCTAGACAACACTCCCAAATTACCCGCTCCGTTGTTTCTTGGATTACCGTCCTTGTGCGTCACGTCCTTCCCATCACCCTTCTTGACCCTTTTTTTCTTGATCATAGCTGCACGGGCCGCGTTCCTCGCTGCTCGGTTCTTCTTCTGCTTTGGGGACGAATGGTAGTTGTCGTACTCGGATCTGTAGTTACGAGCCATGGGTGTTCTCCTTACGTTCTCAAACGGTATTATACACGAATGAATTTACAAAACCAACATTATAGGGCGCACACACAGGAGACGTATCACAAATAAGGGGGTTGTGGGGGTTCGGTCCCTGCAAAATGTTGTTCCGTTTTTGCAGCAGTAACCCCCGTTGGTATAGTTTACAAAGGCATCTTACTGTCTCAGTCCTATGTCCTGGGCAAGCTGTTTCTATACCCCCGGGGTGTCTAGGATTATCCAGAAAAGTTTTGGTTTCGACCTTTTGTTTTTCTGGGCGTCCGAGTCGGCTGTCGTAAATCGAGCCTGTAGTCTCGACCCTTCGGGCTTCCATCCTGACGCAACGGTCCTTCGGCCCGTGTCTGTATTCCAACAGACAATGGACCAACGGAGACATCCGTTGGATCGATGTTCAAAGATGATGTTGCACCCGGATCCTTGCGCTGTCCACGGCAGACAAGCTTCTCCACTCGAAAAAAGTCTGAATAGCAGTCAGCCTTTTTTGAAGACGAGTGGAGCCTCTAAGAGCTTGTCCAGTCCGTGTACGTGCGCCCGTTGCTACACACACAACAAAATAGCCGTACGGACTGTG